ACTAAGATGAAAGGCGGTAAGTCAGTTCCTAATTGTGTTAAAGAAGAAGATGTTACTGAGAACAGAAGAGTTGCTCAGAATCCTGAGAAGTATAAACCAGAGGATGAATCTGATAAACCATATAGACAGAGATCAAGAGAAAACAGGATGAAAGATCCTAAGAGAGGTATCAATTCTCCTGCATTTAAGAAGTTTATGGCAGACCGTGGTATGAGTGCATCATACGAACCAACACTACCAATGTTAGAGAGTAAAAAAAAACTTTAACGATTGAAGAAGAAGATAAAATATATCTTGTAAAAGCAAATCAACCTGAGCAAGCATATGAGGTTACAGATCTTGTCGTTGGAGACATATCTGAATTGAATCGCTATGGAAAAGAAACGGGTAAAGCAACGGGTTCAATGAATAAACCCAAGGGTAGTCCTGTCAAAAAAGGTGGTAGTGGTGACACTGCACTTAACTTTGTTAGGAACAAAATTCGTAAAGAAACTGGTAAACCAGAAGGACAACAGAAAAAAGTAAAAGGTGAAAAGAAAAAGGAATCACCTAATCCAAGAATACAAAGAGCAAAAGATTCTATAAAAAGAGCAAAGGAATTTAAGGCAAAGGCAAAGAAAGCAGGTTACAAGAACACACAAGACTATGCTGATGTAAAAGCAAGGTATGGTAGAGGAGGACTTGGATCATGATAAATGAGATAGCAGCTAAGACAGATAAGAAAGTTCCTCTTGGAAGAAAAAGTAATCCTTATGGTAAAAGGGCAATTTTAAAAATGATGATTAAATCTATGGCAGAAAAACAAAGATCAAAAGCAGGTGTTACAAAAGAAACAACTGATCTAAAAAATGAATTAATTAGGAAAGCACAAGAGAAACATACTGCAGCAAAGAAGAGAAAGTTTTCTGATTTTACTGCAAGAGCAAACGATGCAAAAAAGAAGATCCGTTTCTATGACAAGAAAGGAAAGGGTTACATGGTTAAGGGAAAGAAAAAGTACGATTAAGAGCCTATATATTACAGAATATTTCATTAATTATGACTAAATTTTTATTACCTATCGCAATCAATGTTATCAACAAAGCGGTAGACAAGATCCCAGAGGATCTAGAAGACAAACTTAAGGAATTTGTTATCGCACTACTTAAAAAAGCAGCTGCTAAATCAGGTAACAAAGTAGATGACCAACTAGTTGAAGCACTAGAGAAAGCACTACTGGGTTAATAATAATATAAATACCTTTAGATAAATCGTAACTGGGTAAAAGACATGGCTCTCTGGGGTTCAAATGATAATATTACGACATTCGGTACTGTCGCTGTAAGTGGCAATACTGTAACTGGTACTGGTACTACTTTCACAACTGATGTTTCAGTTGGACAAGTTATTCGTGTTGGTTCTAGAGGCGGTGTCGGAACATATTATGGTGACGCAGTAATCACTGCAGTTGCAAGTGATACTTCATTAACAATTGATACTACAGATGGTTTAAGTGCTACAAGTATAGCAGGAACCTCTTATTATATCAGTGAACTTCCAAAGAGTTCAGTATTGGATAGTGTTTATCAGGAAGGAAGATCAGATGCAGACTCACTAGTCTACGGTACTGCAATAGCAGATCACGGTGGAACCTCTTATGACTTAGATCATTCGGGTTGGGTCGGTGTAACGACATATATAGATTGTCATGGCACATTGAGAGTCAAGAAAGAAACTCTAGTTGCTATGTCTGGTATCTCAACTGGTAATATACCATACCCAACTGATGAATAATATGTAAATCAATGAAATTTGATGAACTGAATGACAACAATTATCTATTATTTGCTATAAAAAATTACGAAAATCCACAGGCAGTGACCGAGGATGATTTTTATGATGATCTAAAGCGAATAAAGTATATAAAAAGATTACTGAAAAGGTACAGGAACACTGGAGAGTTGAGGACTCATCTTATCCTCAATCACTTCATTGTTCTTTTTAATGTTTTTGGAGATGCAGGAATACCCCTGTTGTTCTTCAAATTAGATAAAGATTTATGGTCTTGTACCAAAAGTTTTTTGACATATCTGGGTAGAGTGCCCGAACACCCTATCACAGGTCTAAATAGAATTATGGATGACAACTTTGTAATTGAACAATTACATGACCTCTAATGGATCACCGTTTAGACAAAGTAATCAGATACTTCCGAGAGGAAATGATGGCAGGAAATGCTGTCGGGCAGTCTGGTGGATTCAGTTCTAATGCTGATGCAAAAGGACCTGTTGCAGGATATGATAAACCCTTGAAGAAAAAGCCTCAGAAGAGGTATGCCACTGGCGGTACTGGATCTAGAAAAAGATGGATGTAAACTCTGCTATATTAGAAAGATTAGAAAAAGTTGTCTCAACCTTACAGGAAAACTCTGTAAAGATGGGTCAACTTCTTGCTGTACATAATGAAAAGTTAGATAAACAGGATAGAATTGATGCTGTATTGTTCGAGAAAGTGGATAGTGTTCATAGAGAAGTAACCCGTAAAACAGATGAAATCAAGAAAGGATGCGAGAGAGACATCAGAAAAGTCGATGACCGTCTTAGGACGATGGAAAAGAAAATGTGGTCTATTTTTGGTGGTCTTGCTATTATATCTTTCATCGTTAGTCCAATCGGACAAAAAATCTTGACAACTCTAACTAGCGGTGCTACAATATCTGCAGAGCAAAGAACATTCGTGAATGGATCTAATTGATTCCAAGTATATTAATTTAGTTTCTGCAAGATTAGACAAGTTTAAAAGAGTAAAAAATAATCTTTATAATTTTAGGTGTCCTTTATGTGGTGATTCTCAGAAGCATAAGAATAAAGCAAGAGGATATCTCTATCAAGTAAAAACAAATACAAATTACAAGTGCCATAACTGTGGTGCTTCATTGTCATTCAATAATTTTCTTAAGAAGATTGATGGCACTCTTCATAGTAAGTATACTATGGAGAAATTTAAGTCTGGATTTACAGGGAAGCATTTTCCTGTGGAAGAACCTAAGTTAGAATACGATAAACCTAAATTTAAGGCAAAGATTGACCTACCATCTTGTTCTGATGCAGTGTCAGGCCGAACATATCTAGAAGATCGTGGGATAGATCCCTCTAAGTTTTATTTTGCTGACAAATTTTGTGCCTTTGTGAACAATTATAAACCTACATTTTCATCTAAAGTTATAGAAGAACCAAGGATAGTAATACCTTTGTATTATCAGAAGGAAGTGGTTGGTTTTCAAGGCCGATCTCTAAATTCAAACTCTGTTAAATATATCACTATCATGTTAGATGATGAAGCACCTAAAATATATGGACTTGACAACATTCAAGAAAATTTGCCAGTCTATATTACCGAAGGACCTTTTGATTCGACCTTTCTTGACAATGCGATTGCCCTATGTGGTGCAGACGGTGATGTTCACAAGTGGGGTGTTAGCAGTCCTACTTGGGTTTATGATAACGAGCCACGCAATCGTGAGATTTGTAAACGAATTGAGTCCACTATCGACCGAGGAGATAAAGTAGTCATATGGCCATCTAATATTGTTGAAAAGGACATTAATGATATGGTGTTAGGTGGACATGATGTAAAAAAAGTGGTAGAATTAAACACATATTCTAAACTACAAGCGAAAGTTAAATTTACTGAATGGAAAAAAGTTTAGAAATACACACCATCTCTAAGATAGATGTGTGTAAAGGACAATCTAACATCAACTCTGATGGTCTTGCAATGCTTGCTGATCTTATCTTAACCAAGAAAGATAAAAGATTAGACAACGATGAATGGAGTACTCACTACGAGGACACAGAAGCTCCAGACTGTAAGATGGTAGATGACATAGTGATTGAAATGGCAAAAGCATTTCATGCTGCTACAGGATTCCAACTAGTATTGGATAGTATGTGGTCACATATTCATGAAAAGAATATGAGTACCACTATACATAATCATTACCCAGTAGAGATATCAGCAGTATTCTATGTGTCTGTACCAGAGGGATCAGGAAAACTTTTACTACATCCTCACCACAACAAGTATCATCTTGCAACAGTTCCATTTGAACCAAAGGAGGGTATGTTTTTAATATTTCCAGGTGCACTAGAACACTCTGTTACTAGAAACCATTCAGATAAACCAAGAATATCATTGGCATTTAATTTCAATTTATACAAAGAAGAAGACAAATGAGCAACGGAACTAATGTTCGCAAGAGATCAGGTAGTATAGAGTCTCTTAATCTTAACAAGATGCATAAAATGGTTGATGAAGCATGCAAAGATCTTGCAGGTGTATCAGCAAGTCAAGTTGAGATAAACTCAGGTGTACAGTTTTATGATGGAATTAGTACAGGAGAAATACAAGAGATCCTTATTAAAAGTGCTAGTGATCTAATAGACTTAGATGCTCCCAACTATCAGTTTGTTGCTGCTAGACTGCTTCTATTTGGTGTCAGGAAGAAATTGTGGGGTAGACTTCATGAGTCACCTTCTCTAGGAGATCACATAACCAAATGTATAAAGGAAGGTGTGTATGATAGTCACTTTACTAGTAAGTATACAGACGATGAAATAGATGAATTAGATTCTTATGTAGACCACGATAGAGATTACCTGTTTACTTATGCAGGTCTTCGTCAGGTCACCGATAAATATCTTGTACAAGACCGTAGCACAGGAGATCTATACGAGACTCCACAGTTCATGTATATCATGATTGCTGCTACAATGTTCTCTGAATATCCTAAAGAAACCAGACTCGATTATGTCAAACGCTACTACGATGCCATCTCCAGACACAAAATCAACATCCCAACACCAGTCATGGGAGGGGTCAGAACACCCATTCGTCAATTTGCATCTTGTGTTCTGGTTGATATTGATGACACCCTCGATAGTATCTTTAGCTCTGATATGGCTATTGGCAAATATGTCGCACAGAGGGCTGGTATCGGCATTAACGCAGGGAGAATCCGTGGTATCAACAGCAAAATCAGGGATGGAGAAGTTCAACATACAGGTGTTGTCCCCTTCCTTAAAAAGTTCGAGGCAACTGTACGGTGCTGTACTCAAAATGGCATCAGAGGAGGATCAGCTACTGTCCACTTTCCTATCTGGCACAAAGAAATCCGTGACATCATTGTTCTCAAAAATAACAAAGGGACAGAAGACAACAGAGTAAGAAAATTAGACTACAGTATACAAATATCAAAATTATTTTATGAAAGGTTTATCGAAAATAAAACAATCTCGCTTTTTTCCCCTCATGATGTTCCTTCTTTGTATGAGAGTTTTGGGACCGATAGCTTTGATAGTTTATACTGCCAGTATGAGTCAGATCAATCAATCCCCAGAACCGAAGTCAATGCCCAAGAATTAATCCTAGACTTACTTAAGGAGAGAGCAGAGACAGGTAGAATTTATATCATGAACATTGACCATGTTAATAGTCATAGTTCATTTAAAGATAAAGTAGAGATGAGTAACCTCTGTCAGGAGATTACACTACCTACAACACCACTACAACACATAGATGATCCCAATGGTGAGATTGCTTTGTGTATATTGTCTGCTATCAATGTAGGAACTCTAAGAAATCTTGAACAACTTGAAGAACTATGTGACTTATCTGTTCGTGGATTAGATGCTTTGATTGATTTTCAAGGGTATCCTGTTAAAGCAGCAGAGATTGGAACTAGAAATCGTAGATCACTCGGTATTGGTTATATTGGGTTAGCACATTACCTTGCCAAGCATAAGGTATCTTATGGTGATTCAGAAGCACACAGCATGGTTCACGACCTATCAGAAGCATTTCAATACTATCTTTTAAAGGCATCAAATGAACTTGCAAAGGAGCAAGGAAAGTGTGGATATTTTGATAGGACAACATACTCTGATGGAATACTTCCAATTGATACATATAAGAAGGATGTAGATGAGATTGTACAGAACAATTTAAAATATGATTGGGAAACTCTTAGAGTATCAATCAAAGAGCATGGACTCAGGAACAGCACTCTGTCCGCACAAATGCCTTCGGAGAGCAGTTCCGTTGTGTCTAATGCAACAAACGGAATTGAACCACCTAGAGGATACCTGTCCATTAAGAAGTCAAAAAAAGGACCTCTTAAGCAGATTGTTCCGTCTTATCAATCGTTGAAATCATATTATACATTGTTATGGGAAATGAAAGACAATGATGGTTACATCAAAGTTGTCTCTGTCATGCAAAAGTTCTTTGATCAAGCAATTAGTGGTAACTGGAGTTATAATCCAGAGAATTATCCTAACAATGAAATCCCCATGCAAACAATGGCACAAGATTTCTTGAGCACATTTAAGTATGGTTGGAAAACATCTTATTATCAGAACACATATGATAACAAAACTGATGAAGTAGAGGTAGAAGAAGATAAACCAGAAGAATGTAACTTAGACAACTTACTAGACAACCTATCAACAGCAAATGAATGCGATGCCTGTGCAATCTAAAGTAGAGGGAATGACTGTCTTTAATAGAGATCCAGTCGATGCCAAAAAACAACCAATGTTCTTCGGAGCACCACTAGGAATACAAAGATATGATGAGTACAGATACCCTGTTTTTGAAAAATTAACACAGCAAATGTTAGGATACTTCTGGCGACCAGAAGAGGTGTCCCTACAGAAAGATCGTGCTGACTATGAGACACTAAGACCAGAGCAAAAACACATCTATACTTCTAACTTAAAGTATCAGATCATGCTTGACAGTGTACAGGGAAGAGCACCTGGCATAGCACTTGCACCCTACTGTTCTATACCAGAACTAGAAGGTGCTATGAACATCTGGCAAACTATGGAGATGATTCATAGTCGTTCTTACACATACATCATTAAGAACATATATCCAGATCCATCAGATGTGTTTGACACCATCATTGATGATGAGAATATCTTAGAAAGAGCTGCTAGTGTTACTGCTGCATACGATGACTTCTTAAATTCTGCACAGGAATGGGGTAGTGGTAATTGGTGGAAAGATGGTTGGAAAGATTCACCACAACATCAGGCAGAGATAAAAGAGGTGAAAAGAAAACTGTATCGTGCTGTTGCTAATGTTAATATCCTAGAGGGTATTAGATTTTATGTTTCCTTTGCTTGTAGTTTTGCCTTTGGTGAACTCAAGATGATGGAAGGTAGTGCAAAGATTGTATCTCTTATTGCTAGAGATGAGAACCAACACCTAGTTGTTACTCAAACAATACTAGACAAGTGGAAGAAAGGTGATGATCCTGTAATGCAGGAGATTATAAAAGAGGAAGAGCAATGGTTGTATGATGCATTTGCTAAGTGCGTTGATGAAGAAAAGAGATGGGCAGAGTATCTGTTCAGAGATGGTAGTATGATAGGATTAAATGAAAAACTATTGTCACAATATGTTGAATGGATTGCTAACAAAAGAATGAAAGCGATTGGATTAAAACCACAGTATGATATTGCTATGAGAGCAAACCCATTACCTTGGACTACTCATTGGATTAGTTCTAAAGGTCTACAGGTAGCACCACAGGAGACTGAGGTGGAGTCATACATCGTTGGTGGCATCAAACAAGACATGAAAAAGAATTCATTCAGTGGGTTTAAACTTTAATAAACAATTTGGCAAGGGTACAGATCCTTGGTATGCAAAAGCAGAGAGATGGGCAGACAAACAAAAGTTTCCCATCTCTTTCTTGCTGAAAGGATTGATTGCCTACTTGAAAAAGATGTGGATCAATGTTAAGATAGATAATACGATGCGTGATGTTGATCGTCAAGCAAAAAAATTAGTAGAACAATGGGAAGAAAATGACAGAAGAGAACCGATTATCATGGAGAAAGGAGTATTTGGAGATGAAGGCTGGTCTATCGAAATTTCAAATCCAGTTGTTGACAGAGGGTCCTCATCAATTAGCACAAGCATGGTTACTAGGAGCGATGCACAACGACTACAAGAAGATGAAGGGGATAAAGGAACCTCCTAGTCAAGAGACAGGACATCAAACAACATTTAAGGAGTGGAATGATAGACATAATCAATGAAGGTATTGTTTTTAATATAAGTGATGATCATAAAGTACAGACAGAACTCTTTGATGACATAGGTGTATTGGTAGTAGATAATTTTTATAAAAACCCAAACTTAATTCGTAAAATTATAGACAATATACCCGCAACAAATCACACTAATAGAGGTGGATATCCTGCAGCAGCAATAAATGTATCATATAATATGCAACCTGTTGCAGAAACATACAGATATTATATACAAACTTACTTTCCTAACTGCCTATCTGATGATTATATTACATCTATAATGAGTCAGGCCAGTTTTATGGTTAATGTAATGCAGAGTGATGGTAATGAATATCTACCACCACATACCGACTGTCCATCAACTACAAATCTAGCAAGTGGTATATTTTTAAATACTCCAGAGGAATGCTCAGGTGGTACATCATTTTTTAAGGATGATAAGTACCTAGGGTATGTTAAAATGAAGTACAATCGTATGATTTTGTATCATCAGAATGTACAACACACTGCATTTATGGACTACAACTCATTTGTAGGTGCTAATTATAGAATTAATCAGATGTTTTTTATCTAAATAATATAGTAGATATTGCCGATGTTATGAAGTTTGATACACTTACATCAACCTTAGACGAAAAGAGAGGACTCTGGGATAACATTCATGCCAAGCGTAAGCGTGGTGAGAAACCTGCTAAGAAAGGTGACAAGGATTATCCTAAGACATTAAATGTAGAAGAGACTTGTGGGAAGGGAGAATATTTTTGCAACGATGATCAGAAGTGTAAACCAATACCAGAAGGAACTAAGGTCAAGAGTAATGGTGAGTTAGTATCAGAGGGTGAGGCATGGACAAAAAAGGAAGGACAGAATAAAGAAGGTGGTTTAAATGAGAAAGGGAGAAAATCATACGAGAGAGCAAATCCTGGTTCTGATTTAAAAGCACCTAGTAAAAAGAAAGGTAATAAAAGAAGAGCATCATTCTGTGCAAGAATGAAAGGTATGAGAAAGAGACAGAAACCATCTAACAATACAGGTGAAGATAGACTATCTAAGTCTCTTAGAGCATGGAACTGTTCTTACGAGTGGGAACTAGATCTACTAGAAGATGCAAAGATGGGTAAGCAATCTGATGATAAACTTGCTGCAGCACATAAGAAGTTTAGTGGCATGGATCAATCTTCTCCTGCTAATAAATTCATGTTAAAAAGAATTAGCAAAGAGATGGATAGAAGAAAGAAGATGAATGAACATCATCAAAAGGATGAGGATGGTAATGTTATAGAACATGAAGATACTCCTGACATGGAGATCATCAACCCTAAGCAACCTTGGGATAAACTAGATGAAGCACCAAGACCAGAAGAGGAGATGGCAGACTTATATAAAGAAGCAAAGGTAGATAAAATGGTTCCAGATCATAAGAGATCAGGTAAAAGACTTGAGCGTTATGGTAATCCTCATGGATCTCTAGCACTAGGTGGTGGTATTCAAAGAGATAGAAGAGCAGATCATGCAGCAAAGCGTGGTGTAAAAACTAAGGGTATGAAGGAAGAGATTCAGATGACTCGTAAAGCATATAATAAACTTCATAAGGATTTTAAGAGTGATGATCCTAAGAATCCTAGAACTACAAAGTATGTTAAAGGAAAGGGTACAATTTCAGCACCTGTTAAGTTTGTAGATGAGGGAATGTTAGTCAATGTTGCTAAGGGTGTAGAGTCTGGTGTCAAAAAATTTAATAAGTTTGATGACAAAGTAACTAAAGCAGCAAAGAAAAAAGTATCGAAGGTAGCAGCAAAAGCAGGAAAGAATATAAAGAAAGGTGCTAAGAAAGTTGGCATGGCAGCTCTTAGAGGAACTGCAGGTGCAGTTGGTGGTGCTCTCAAGGGTGCATATGATGGTGCTAAGAAGGGTATTAAAAAAGGTATGAGAGAACAGTACTCAGATTGGAGAAGTGAATTTGAACAGATTGATGAAAGAAAAAGAAACCCAGAACATAAGGAAGCATCACCAGGTAGTCCTAAAGGGTATGGTGATTCTCCAGTAAGAAAATCAAAAATAGATCATCATACTGATAAGAAAAGAACTTTGACAAAACTTGGTAGAAGAAACAAACAACAACTTGGATCTAACCCTGCTGATATCAATCAAGATGCATCTCAAGCTAGAAAAAGTATTCATAAAGCAAAGAGAGGTGTGAAAAAAACCAAAGGTTCTAAACCTGTTCAGTATGATAAGAGAACTATGGCAAGGACTGATTCAACAAAGGATAATCCTCGTACTAGTTACTCTAAAAAGTATGGAAGAACCGTTAAGAAAGAACTTAGAGGAAAGTATAATGAAGCAGTTGAATATACAGGACCTAAGAAAGGTGAACTAAAAGGTTATGGTTCTAAAGCGTTTAAGGATTATGAAAAGAATATGGATCCTAAAAAGCGTCAGGCACTTAAGGATAAAGCAACTAAGGGTATGAAGTTTACTCACGAAGGAACATCTTATGGTATCTTTAAAGGAGATGGTATGAGTTTTCCAGAGAGAATGAAAGCAAAGGCAAAGAAAGAGAAGGAAAAGAAAAAGAAATTAGTAAAGGCAGAAGATTACTTTGTTGGTACAGTAAGAGATACCAGATGGAATGATAATCATTTAGATGAAGTTCTAGGTTATGCAGCACAAATAGCAGGTGGTATGGTTCGTGATGGTGTAAAAGGTCTAAGCAATCCCGACATAAAACCTGGTAAAGAAACTATAAAAAAGTTACAGACTCAGGCAGCTGAGAAAAAACAAACTGGTGGTGCAAGTGCTGTAAAGAATCAGCAAGATGCTAAGAGACAAGCAGCTCTGAAAAAACAGAAAGAGGACAGAAGAGACAGAGCAAAGAACATAATGACTGCTGAGAAAGCAGCAAAGAAAAAAGTAAAGCAAAGTGATACTGGTCAGTCTCTAAGAGATGGTGAAGCAGGTGGTGCACCTAGCATGAAACCAATAACTACTGAATCATATTCCTCAAAACCATCTAACATTATAAAGAAAGCAAAGTTATCAGCAGCACTTGATAGATTACAAGCATTGAAAGTTCAATCTAAGATGAAGAAAGAAGAAGTACAAAGAGATGAGTACGGTGATCCAATAGGAGGTCCTAAGATATCAAAGAAACAACTTAAGAAAAATCTTGCAAGTAATGAAAAGGATGAAAAGATTACAAGAAGTGAGGGATTCATCGCAGAACTTAAAAAGAAAACATTAGGGAGTTATGTTAGAAAATCTTCTGCTAGTATGGCAGGTGCAGCAATTGACAATGATATGAAAAAGGTTGGTAAAAGATACTCTGGTATCCAGAAAGCAACAAGGAAGTTAGAAGAAGATATGGGTAAGATATCACATACTAAAACTAAAAAAAATGGAAAGACAATTATAAAAGTAAATAAAAATGATGAAGCAGATGCACAAGCAGCAATGAAGAATGATCCAAAATACATTCTTGGTAAGACTAGAGTGCAAGCACATAAAGAAGAGGCAGATCCTAAAGCAAAACCAATGACCACTGGACAACAGAAACAAATAGAAGGGAAAAAGAAACAACAGAACATGATTAAGAAGCAAATTCTTATGAAAAAACTAATGGCAGTAAGAGCAGGAGCAGATGGTGTAGCATCCTAAATAGGAGCATGACATTAGATTATGAAAATCCCTGGCTATATCAAGGCACAGCTTTCACTTCTGACGATATTGACGGTAAGTTCGGTTTCGTCTACAGGATTACTAATATACAAACAGGTAAACAATACATCGGTAGAAAATACTTTGTACAGAAACGCAAACCCAAGGGTGGAAAGAGAAGAGTTACCTCAGAGTCCGATTGGAAAAAGTATTATGGGTCATGTCCAGAATTAAAAGAAGATATTAAAGAATTTGGTAAAGATATTTTTAAACGAGAGATCTTATCTCTTCATACATCAGTAGGTAAGACAAACTTTGAAGAGACTAGGCAACTATTCCTTCATAATGTCCTGACAGAAAAGTTGACAGATCATACACCTGCCTATTATAATAGTAATATATTAGGTAGATACTACCGCAAAGATTATTTCGATGAAGATTTTTCTTGATACTGCTAGTGCAGATGAAATTATGCAAGGTCTGGAAACAGGTCTTATTGATGGGGTAACAACTAACCCAACTCTCATACTAAAAAATGGTGAAGATGTAGAGACAGTCTACGGTAACCTGATCAGTATGGGTGTAGAAGATTTGAGTATGGAAATTGTGACTGACGATGTAGGAATATTCGTGTCCGAAGGTCAAAGACTTAAAGAAAAGTATGGTGACGCAACTACAATTAAAGTTCCTTGTACACCTGCAGGATTAAAAGCATGTAAGATCCTAACTCAGTCAGGTATCAGAGTCAATGTAACTCTTATATTCTCAGCAGCACAAGCTATACTCTCAGCAAAAGCAGGAGCATCATACATCTCACCATTCGTAGGTAGAGTAGATGACAATTCATTTGATGGTATAGGTCTGATAAAAGAAATTAGTGACATCTTCACAGCACAAATGGTCACAGGAACTGAGATACTAGCAGCATCCATTAGAGATGTACACAGTGTGTCTGAGGCATTTGAAGTGGGTGCAGATATAGTTACTCTACCACCTACAGTCTTTAAGAAGATGTACAATCATATACT